TCCTTTGGACCGGTCAGCCCTTAGCTTATTCTGCTGTCCAAAAATCCGGAGCCGCCGCATACTGCTATCGGGCAGTGCTCCGAGACGTGTAATCGCGCCCGATGAAATGCGTACTAAGTGCAGCTAGCGGCTACCAGATTTGCTGCTTCGATCAATAACGTGCGGCCACGTGAGACCTCCGCGCAGACACTATTCGGCCGCAAGGCCAATCGCCGGGGCCCAACGCCATTTTGGGTCCTTATTACCCCCCATTCCGGGAGGAAGGTTTAATGAACTCGATTACTCAAGAATCGCTGGATCTTATCAAAGGGGCTCTGGCTACGCCAGATTATACCCTAGCCAAGTCTATCTCGACCGGGACGGGCCTGCTAGCGTATGACCTCCAGGCGCCCGCAAAGAACCTCTACCCCCTTGTCACTCCTATCAGGAACATCATCCCACGTGTCGGCGGAGGAGTGGGCACAGCCACAAACTGGCGCCAGGTTAATGCTATCATTGGCTCCGGGTTCGACTCCATGGGGTGGGTGCCTGAAGGGCAGCGTTCAGGCCAAATGTCGTATTCTACTTCAACAAAGACGTCGACATTTGTGACGATCGGCGAAGAGGACGCAGCAACCTTCGAAGCGATATCCGCTGGGCGTACGTTTGAAGATGTCCAAGCAATGATGGCTTTCCGTCTTCTGCAAAAGATGATGCTCAAGGAGGAAATGGCGATCCTCGCCGGCAACGCATCCTTGACCCTCGGGACACCGTCAGCTCCGACACTGTCGGCCTCCGGCTCTGGCGCGACCCTTCAGGCTGCGACATACTTTGTCAAAGTCGTCGCGCTGACCCTCGAAGGCTACCAGAATTCCAGCGTCCTAGGTGGCGTCGCCACCTCAAAGACTGTCACCGGAGCCGACGGTAAAAACTTCACCCTAATGGGGGGATCGTCGAACATCAGCGCCGAGGCGAGTCAAGCAGTGACACTCGGTCAGACCTTATTCTGCACAGTCACCCCGATACAGGGAGCGGTTGCCTACGCCTGGTTTGTATCGACCGCGAGCGGTACCGAGACGCTGCAAGCGATCACGACGATAAACGGCGTTGCCATTGGAGCGCCGCTCAGCACCGGCAATCAGGCGCAAAGTGCAATTACCGCGGATAACTCCGCTAACCCGACTTACGCTTATGACGGGTTGTTGACAACCGCGCTCAAGGCGGGATCGAACGCTTACGTCAATATCATGCCGACGGGAACAGCGGGGACCGGGACGCCGCTGACCGCATCCGGCCGTGGCTCGGTTGTTGAAATCGACATGATGTTCCAAAAGATGTGGGATAACTTTCAGCTATCTCCGACGGTCCTTTATGTAAATTCTCAGGAACTTAAAAACATAACGACAAAAGTTTTGTCAAATGCATCCGGTCCGCTGTTGAAGTATGACACGCCAGCAGACGGGAGCTCCGGTGAATATCAGCTAACCGCCTCTGGGGTTGTTCAATATTACTATAACCCGTTCGCAATAAACGGGGGTCTTCGAATTCCGATCCGGATTCACCCGCGAGTGCCGCCGGGCACGATTCTCGGCTGGGCCGAAAATCTGCCTATCCAGTACCAGTCGAACGAAGTGCCGAACGTTGCCGAGGTCAAGACTCGGCAAGACTACTACCAGATCGACTGGCCGATCGTCACCCGCCAGCGTCAGGTCGGCGTCTACGCCGAAGAGGTCTTGGCCGTATATGCGCCATTTGCAATGGGCGTGATCTGTAACATCGCAAACGGTTGAGGACGGTGTCCGACCTCTCGGAACTTTCGCCGGAAGCAGGACCGACTGAGACCCCCGGGTCTACCCCGGGGGTCGCACTTCCGACCGAACGTATATTGCTGCGCGCCGCCTTTGGGCAGGATGAGGCCAATTACGATACGGTATGCTATCCGGTCGACGCTGACGGGCTGGTGCGGATCCCACGCACGGCTGCCGATCCATTGATCGAGAGAGGAGGGTTTGCCGTGCTTAAGATGATCGCCAACCCAACCTCGGCCGGCAATATCAAGCTGCACCACGACAGTGCCGCGGGATGTTCGTATGGCGGTTGCCGATATCTCTGCGACGAAAACGGTGAGGTGGTGGTACCGGCCGAAGCTGTTGAAGAGCTTTCGGGTCATGGTTTTGCGCCGGTACTCTTTACAGTCGTGACAACACCGGCGGGTCAAGCCTTTACCCGGCGGTCCCTAAAGGGTTGATCCAGTGGCCTTCGGCGACCTCACAACGCTATCCGATGTAAAGGGATGGCTGCAAAACGGACAGAGCTCTTTTCCCACAACCGACGATGCCCTGCTTTCTCGTCTCATAACCGCGGCTAGTCAATATCTCCAGACGTGGCTGAATCGACAAATCCCGTTGGCTGATTACATCGAGGTCCGAGATGGTACCGGAGGCCACCGGCTCCAATTCGCTTGTTTTCCGGTTGTGGCCGTACAGTCGCTGACGGTCGACGGGCAGACGATCCCTCAAGCAGGCTCGAGCTCCTCGGCGGGTTACAGCTTCAGTACGAGCCAGCTGTCAGTCCGCGGCTATAGGTTCTGTCGCGGTGCTCAAAATGCCGTCATTGCGTACACTGCGGGATATGCAATCACTCCGCCCGATATCGCGCAGGCGTGCATCGACCTGGTTGCACTCCGCTACCGCGAGCGCAGCCGTATCGGCGAGGTCTCTAAATCCTTAGGCGGCGTTGAGACAGTGAGTTATTCACAAAAGGATTTTAGCGACCCGATAAAGACGCTGCTGCAACAATACCGACTAATGAGCCCGATCGTTGCCATTCGGCCAATGGTGGCGTCGACCGAGTCGACCCGGCGTTTGTTTCGGGTGTTCTATGATCACAGCCCATCTCATCGGTGTCGAGGAAGTCTTGTCATGGTTGCGAGCCACACCGGAGACAATTAATACCGGTCTCGCGCGCGCAATCACCAGGTTGGGGATCGACCTCCAGCGCAATATTCAGGAGAATGAGATCACTGGCCGACCGCTTAACGGTCGCTTTGGCTTACTCAACTCGAATGTTGATCTAAGTATCGATCAGACTGCCGATGGAGTGGCAGCTACAGTCTTCAGAGATAGCGGGTCACGTACCGGGGAACAAGGGTTCACTGGTAGGAGCGGCCTCAAAGACAACCTACGGCACATTAAGAAAGCGTTCGAGCGCCCACCTCTCGGGAAGATTGTTACTGCGCAGGCACGCAATCGTCGGGCTGCTTTGCCCGACAGCTCTTTCCTGCGCTCGGCACTAGAAGAGATGACACCGTCCATTCGCGACGAGGTGGAGGCGGCCTTGAGTGAGGCTGTAAAAGGATGACGTTAACACACCTGCCCTGCTGCCGAAGCCATCCGAAGCCTCTCGGTTCGCTGTCACCTATGGCGTAACGCAAGATCCTAATGAGCGCACCTGAAATCCGGTATCGTGGATCGACAATGATAACCCGAGAGACCATCTACGCCGCATTATGGGAGCTTGGCTCTAATGCCGCAAGGTTCGCCACCACAAACCGGCGTTTACGCCACTGGGGGGATGTGGCTCCGGCCGAACAGCCGGCATTGTACATGAGCGAAAAGGGAGGTCGCGCGGCAGTAAAGAAGCTCGGTGCTCCGATCGTGTGGACCCTCTATGCAGAGTTTTTTCTGTATGCTCATTCGAGCGACCCGTTCACAGCCCCGGGAACAATTATAAACCCACTGCTCGATGCTCTTGAAACCGCGCTGGCGCCGTCACCGACTACAGGGATTCAGAATCTGGGGCTGCCTGAGATGGTTCAGCACGCCTATATCGCCGGGAAGGTTGAGACCGACGAAGGAGTACTCGGCAATCAGGCCATTGCCATTGTGCCGGTCGAAATTCTGTGCGTCTGAGAGCATTGAAGTGTGTCACCGGGTCACTTGCCTCTACGTACTGCAGCGAGATGTGCCGGATCTGCTAGGTCGGGAGCCCATACTGAGTGCTGATTTGAAGGAAAGGACTATGTCCGAGGATGATCTCGGCGTATTCGATATAGCCGCGCCAGAATGGATTGAGCAGCTGATCGAACGATAGTGGGTTGACCTCCCCGGCTCTGCAGTCGCGCGCGACACACGGGCCCGGAATATCGCCCATGGGCCAAAGAGGCGTTAAAGCGGCTCTTGAAAGGGAGTATTTGACATGCAATTGAGCTTCGGGTCTGGCGCAATATGGGGCGAGCGCACTGATGCGACGGGCTCGGGTATCGGTCCGCGCCAGTTCGGCGTCTTGCAAGAAATACAAATAGACTTTGATTGGAGCGATAAGGAGCTTTACGGTCAACGGCAATTTCCCATTGCGATCGCGCGTGGGCAAGGAAAAATTACGGGTAAAGCTAAATTCGCCCAGATCCTTGGGCTACTATATTCCGATATCTTCTTCGGACTGACACCTGCTACCGGGCAATTCGCGGTCGCGCAACTTGAAGCCACTACGGTTTCTGCGACAACGCCTTATACCGTCGTCCCCGCTAATGCAGCTAACTACAACGACGATCTTGGGGTCGTGTATGCTAGTAATGGCAGGCGCTTTAATCGGGTAACGACACCTTCCCAAGCTGGTCAGTACTCGGTCAATTTCTCGAACGGCGTTTACACCTTCGCCGCAGCCGATGCCGCAGCTGCAGTGTTAATATCATATACTTACAACCTTCCAGCAACCGGTAGCACGCTGACGCTTACGAATCAACTGATGGGCGTGACTCCAAAGTTTAAGGCGACTTTCTATACGTCTTATAACGGCAGTGGTACTGCCTTGCGCCTTAACGCCTGCACCGCCAATAAATTATCGCTGCCAACGAAGCTCGACACGTGGACGATCAGCGAGCTTGATTTCACAGCCTTTGCCGATGCCTCGGGTACGATCGGCTACCTGAGTACGGTGGAATGATGATCCCCGGTGTGGTTGTTGCGATGGGCGGCCGCGATTGGCTGGTCCCACCTCTGACCCTTGGTGAGCTGCGGCGGCTGATGCCAAAGGTTCGCCAACTGACCGAGATCGGTGCGTCAATGGGCGAAGCGCAGATCGCGGTGCTGGTCGAGATCGTTACAGCAGCGCTGCAGCGCAACTACCCCGATGTGACACTCGAGCAGGTGGAGAATTTGCTCGATCTCGGTAATGCTGCTTCCGTTCTGAACGCTGTGCTTACCGGGTCGGGTTTAAAAGTAAGCGAGACCTCTATGGGGGAAGCGCGTGCCCCCGAGACCCAGCCGGGGGCAAGCACGGCGAAGCTGGGATCACACACGAACACGACCCTACGGCCGGGAACGCCTGGACAGAGATTTACGGGCTCCTCGCCACAGTATGTGGCTACAGTTACCCAGTCATAGATGAAATGACCCTTCTTCAGGTCGAAGAGCTGATGTCCTACTGGGCGCAGCATCCGCCGCTGCACTTGCTGGTCGCGGCCTATATTGGCGTTGAAAGACGCAAGCAGTCATCGAAGCCGCCGGCATTCGCGGGGCAAAAGCGAGAACCGAGCTCGGATGGGGGGCCGATGCTCGCTCAGCTCGGGCCTGGCTTCAATACCGGAGAGGTCCATGCTGGCCTCCCGCCGGTGGTGCTTGATTTCTCCGAGCTATGCCGCCGAGGCCAGGCTTCGGGCTAAAGTACTCAAAGGGAGCCGAGCAGTCTGCGAAACGCGGCGCAGAGGCTTTTCATCGAGGTGTTATCATGGCCGATATTGAAACCAGCGTTGTCATTAGCGCTCAGATCGATGGCCTTCGATCTGGAATGGAGGCTGCGTCAAATTCGGTCCAAACAGCGACCGATGCGATGCGTACGCAACTTGCCGGGCTCGGTGATATCGCCCAGCAGGTGCAATCGCAGCTCAGTGCGGCAACGGGACAGATCGGATCCAGCGTTGGCGTGCTGCAGGCGAAAGCGTCAGGTCTTGCAGGACCAGTATCGGGGGGCATCATGCTCTCGGGGGACTCCGGTTATGGCAGCCCCGGTGGCTTTGGGCAGACTAGTCCTGACCTCAGCAGTGGAAGAGACGCGTCGGTTAACGAGAAACTATGGGATCAACAGCTGCTCGCTTACCAGAAGTTCCAGAACGACAAGCAGAAGCTCGACTTTCAGGCGGTGCAGGCCAGCCAAAGAACATGGCAGAGTTTGATGGAGCCTATTCAGCGGGCTTTCGATAAGTCGATAACCGGCATGATATTGGGGACGACGACATTGCAAAAGGCAGTGGCGAATATAGCACAATCTATAATCGCGGAGTTCGTCAACCTCGGTGTCAAGATGGTAACCAACTGGATCGCCAGTGAGCTCTCCATGACAACCGCGACCGAAGCGGGCGCCACGGCACGTACCGCGGCGGAAGGCGAGGGAATGGCTGCCGGACTGGCGATGAAGGCAGTCAACGCGGTCAAGAGCATTATGACCGACTCGGCGCAGGCATTTTCAGGCATTTTTGCGTTCTTGGCGCCAATCATGGGGCCCGCTGCTGCTGGACCTGCCGCGGCTGGAGAAGCCACCGTGATGGCGGCCGCCGGAGGAATCGCCTCCGCTGCGGGTGGCTGGGTAGTGCCGTCAAATCAGTTGGCTATGGTGCACCAGAACGAAATGATCCTGCCAGCTAATATCAGCCAGGGCCTCCAGAACATGATATCCGGCGGCGGCGGAAATGGTTTGGGCGTTAGCCCTGTCGTGATAAATGTTTCGGCCATCGACAGCCAAGACGTCAAGCGATTTTTCCAAAGCAATGGTAACCTGCTCGTCACCGCCCTGAATAAGGCGATCCGCAATGGCTCGGCACTGCGGACGGCCTGATGCCCCTGATTTTTCCAGCATTGCCGGGGCTGTCCTGGGGCGTTACTAAGACGCCGACATTCCAGACCCGTATCCAGCGGGCGGTCTCGGGTCGCGAGTTGCGAGCACTCGATTATCCCTATCCGCTATGGCAGTTTGCGCTAATCTACGACTTTTTACGAGACGACCTGGAAGCCGGTTATGATGAGTTGAGAACCTTGCTCGGGTTCTTTATGCTGTGCCAGGGCGCCTTCGGCACGTTCCTGTTTCAGGATCCGAGTGATTACCGAGCCACCGGCCAGCAGATTGGAGTAGGCGACGCGAGCACCACCGTCTTTCAGCTTCAGCGCGCAATAGGTACGATCCTACCAGGCGGCGGCTTCCTCGAACCTATAGTTGCGCCAGAGGTCGTAAGTGCAGTCTACCTCAATGGAATTGTCCAAGATCCCGTGACTTACAGCGTCGACCCGGATACCGGTCTGATGACTTTCAGTACTGCCCCGAGTGCCGCCCTGATTATCACAGCCGACTTCACTTATTATTTTCGATGCCGGTTCATCGACGACAAATATGATTTCGAGAATTTCTCGTATCGCCTCTGGCAGCTCAAAAAACTGACCTTCATCTCGGTGCGAACGTGAAAGCCGCTAGCCCAGCGCTGACCGCCCTGCTTGCCAGCAGCAGCCAGTTCATCATGGCAGACCTCTATACCATCACGCTGGTGGGCGGCTCTGTATTGCGCTACTCGGCAGGACCGACTGCGCTCTCGGTGAACGGCTATACGTTTGCTTTAGGGCCTAAATTCGAGCGTTCGAAAACTAAAGTCGTGATAGGCACCCAAGTCGACGAGCTGGACGTCAACATCTATCCCGAGACAACGGATCAGATAGGCGCAACACCGTTTCTAGCGGCAGCGTGGCAGGGACAGCTCGACGGTGCGCTTTTGAAGCTTGAGCGGGCGTTTATGCCAACTTACGGCGATACGAGCCCGGGAACTGTGATCCTCTTCGCTGGCCGCATCTCGGATATAGATTGCAGTCGCACTGGTGTCAACCTTAAGTGTCGCTCACATTTAGAGCTCCTGAATATCCAAATGCCTCGCCGGCTGTGGCAGTCGTCGTGCACCCACATTTTCGGTGATGCGATGTGCCAATTCGATCGATCGGTGTTACAAATAACGTTTGCGGCCGGACCCGCATCTACCCCGGCGCAAGTCGCCACCTCAGTCGACCCGACCTCAGTGAACCTATATGTCCAAGGGACGATCATCGGCGTGACCGGGGCCAATGCCGGGTCGAGCCGCACCATCGCCAATATGGATTCCGGCATAGTTTCCGTGAAGCTTCCATTCCCTTCTCCGATTGTGGCTGGAGACCAATTTCAGCTTTTGCCCGGCTGCGATCGTACGCTCGCTACCTGTACAAATGTGTTCAATAACGCCAACCACTTTGGAGGTTTTCCCTACATCCCGACGCCGGAGACGGCGGTGTGACATTTAAGCAGTAGGCCCGTACCGGAGGTGGTGCGGGCCGCTAGAGACGCATGGCGCCGAGCTCGGCGAGCTATGTGCGGTCAAAACTGATTTCGCCGGACTGATCGCAGGGCACTGCCTAACCGTGTTTAGCCAGTTCCGGTTCGAACAGATTGTACGCCAGTTGGCCCTTTGTCTGCGACACGTTGCGGACGACAGACAATAGCGTCAACTAGTGCTTCCAGAAGCAACCGATTTGGTTCGCATGTAGCGACAATGACCATCCACATTTCATTCGCAGTTGCGATAGCGTTTGCGACAAGTCATTTTAGGTGGGCGACGGGAAGTGATCGATATGCGCCGTGCGCGGAATGTGATCACACTGCTGCCGTCTGCATTTCCTGACGTCTCATTTTTGTAGTGCAGAGGTACTGAAATGAAGATATTTTCATTTTGTTTCTGTAGCCCGCTTGCCATTTCCAGTGTAGCATTTGCGCAGATGGGTCCGCAAGGGCCGCAAGGTGTTCCTGGTCCAGTCGGTGCTGCCGGCGCTCAAGGGCCGGCTGGCCCGCAGGGCACCCAAGGTCCCGTTGGGCGCACAGGCTCCCAGGGCGCCGTTGGACCGCAGGGCCCGCAAGGCGTTCCGGGCGCTTCTTCAACCATAGCAGGACCGACTGGTGCCGTTGGTCCCGCCGGTCCTCAGGGTCCGTTGGTCCAGCCTCGACTGTGGCTGGTCCTGCCGGTCCGGTTGGCCCGGCGGGCGCTATTGGTCCGGCCGGTCCTCAGGGACCCAAGGGTGCTGATTCGACTGTCGCTGGCCCCGCGGGACCGCAAGGACCTGCTGGTGTTCAAGGGCCTGCCGGACCCGCTGGACCGCAGGGCCCTGCAGGCAAGGATGGGGCTGGAGCCATCATTCCGGCTTCAGGTTTTGCTCTAGCGACGCCCGATGGCGTGTTTGCTTTTGGCGCGCAGTGCACCGGGTCTGATTGCCCATCAGCGGAGCAACACGTGATCGTAAACAACGTTACGATCCCCAATAATGTCGCCGGCATCTGCTACAGGGCAGCGAGCGGATCACCAGATCCGTACCTGATGGACGCCTATGGCGAATGGTCGCAATGGAAGCCAGGGACCTCAACCTTCGCGAATTCATCTGCGCCTGCGGGTGGGGCGTGCGCTCAGTCGCCGTATTCGTTGGATGGTTCTACGTTGACAACGACCGGGACCGGAACCCTGGTGACGGCAGCCGGGACCTGGAGTCTCGATACGACGACGTGCTTTGGCAGCAATGCAATTCTGTTGAATGGATCACAAGTAGGCGGCTGCGGCACAAAGCTCCTGGTCGATCAAGACGGAAATATGTTCACGGCTGACGTCAGCAACAATTGGTGGGAATGGAACGGCAGTGGGTGGAACAACCTGAACACCACCACAACACCGTGACGGATCCGCGCCGAGCTTTGGTTTTGGCTAAAGCCGAGGCCTGGCTCGGCACACCCTACCACCACATGGGGCGTGTCAAGGGCGCGGGCACCGACTGCTTGATGATGCTGGCCGAGGTCTACCACTCGGCTGGCGTCATCCCGCCCCTCGACATCCCGTTCTATCCGCCCGATTGGCACTTGCACCGCCACGCCGAGCGATACCTCGAGGGGCTCATGCAATACGCGCGAGAGGCGAAGAACGGGCCTGGGGAAGGCGATGTCGCAGTTTTCAAGTTCGGCCGCTGCTTCTCACATGGTGCGATCGTGGTCTCATGGCCACGGCTCATCCATGCATGGTGGGATGCTGGGGTGATCTTTGGCACCGCTGACCAGCCGCCATTGAGTGGCCGCCCTGTCCGTTTTTTTGACCCTTTCCCGCTTCTCAAACTCTGATAGTCGAACATGGGCGGCATCATCGGTGGCAGATCTAATGCCAAGCAGCAAAAGGCTTTCGGCTCGCTGCAATTCCAAACCTCGCAACAGGGTGGGGTCGTCCGCTCGTCTACGGTACAACTCGCGTCTCGCCAAATTTGATCGATTACGACGATTTTAGAGCGGCCTCATCATCGCAACAGAGTGGCATCGGCAAAGGTGGCGGCGGTGGCAAAGGTGGTGGCCAGCAATATAAATACAGCGCCTCG